ATTTGTTAAAAAGAATTTTGTTGTTGTTTCTGATGGTAAACCAATTCCTGTTATTCCTAAAATATTGACGATTCAAAGGTGGGCACAAATAATGAATACTTGGGAGTTTTCTGATTCTGATGGAAATTTACAGGTTCCGTTTGTTGGTGTTATTAGAAGACCTGACGTTCAACCAGGAACTAATCCGTCAATTATCAGAACGATACCAGAAAGATTACAGTTTCATTATGCTTCGGTTGCTACTTGGAATGGGACTCAGATGGGAGCGGATGTTTATAAAATACCACAACCAGTCCCGGTAGACATAACTTTTGAAGTGACGATTGTATGTACTAAACTTAGAGAACTAAATAGATTTAATAAAATTATTTTACAAAAATTTGCTTCTAGACAAGCATATACCATGGTTAAAGGGCATTATATTCCAATTATCATGGATAAAGTAGAGGACAATTCTCCAATTGAACAAATAGATGGCCGTAGATTTTATCTTCAAAATTATCAATTTACTATGCTTGGGTTTTTAATTGATCAAGAAGAGTTTGAAGTTAAACCAGCCGTAAGTAGATTGTTTTTGATGAATGAATTTGCTAGAGGTACTAATTACCAAAAAAAATACATCAATAAGACAATTGATATTACGGTTGCGACTTTTATTGCCGATGGAATGCAAACTCAGTTTAGCGTTGGCGAGAGTATTGGTATTTTATTTAACGTGATGATTAATGGTCTTATACAAGAAAGAGATGTGGACTTTTTTCATATTGCGGGTACTTCAAAAATAACATTTCCTGTAGCGCCTTTAGAGGGTGATGTTATAACCATCACATATTTTAAAGGAAGAAATAGTGTTTTTATTGACAATTATGGTAAACCAATCCAAGTAAACAATGAGAATTTTGTTTATGATGGTTCAACTTTGTCTTTTGAAACGTTAAATGTGATAAATAGTGTTGTTACTTTAGACATAAACGGTCTTGCTGAAGAAGAGGGAGTTGGTTTCGATATTTCCGGTCAATCCGAGATTACGTTGTTATTTACCCCGGTCTTAGGATCTAAAATAGGTTTAACTTATTTGTATTAATCCTCATCATAAATGTCCGTTTTTTTATTGTTACAATGGGTTTCTATTAATTTCTCAATAAATTTATAAATTTTTAATCCATTTTTTTCACAATGTTTTTTTAACATTTCGTGATGTTTCTCGCTAATTTTTAAGTTTTTACTAGTGTTTTCCATACTAAAGTATAAATAAAGATAAAAAAGGATAAAATACTATCTAAATACAAAAAATTGTAGAAATCTTTGCTAAAAACAAAGATATTTATTTGATAAGAAAATAAAAATTTTTAACCAAACATTTATCAATGGCAAATTCAAACAGAGTTTTCGTTTCTCCAGGTGTCTATACATCTGAGAAAGATTTATCATTCGTAGCACAAAGTGTTGGAGTTACTACCCTTGGTTTAGTTGGCGAGACATTAAGAGGACCGGCATTTGAACCAATTTTAATAACTAACTTTGACGAATTTAAAACATACTTCGGTGGCACATCACCACTTAAGGATGGTGCGGGTAATCCGAAATATGAATTACCATATGTAGCAAAGTCTTATCTACAAGAATCAAATCAATTATTTGTAACAAGAGTATTAGGTTTAACTGGATTTAAACCTCTTAACACATATGGTATTAAAACATTAGGGGGAGTGACTGTAGATTTAGATACTACTCCAACGTCAACAACCGGAACAACTGATCCAACAGATATGGTTAGTGGTGATTTCTATTCTGATTTAACAGGAAAGACATCTACAGAAGGTACATCTATAATTGAGTTCATTTCTGGTGGTACGTACAGTCACAATGATTGGTTCACTATTGGTGTTGTACCAACAAGTGCAACTAGCTCATTAACTGGTGAACAATTATCATCTCCAATCGGCGCAAACAATAATAAAAATTGGTATAACACATATTTCACTAAAACCGGTGCAACAGACGCAACTATTGACGGTGTTTATTCATATTTGTTTATATATTCAACGGGAACAACTGAGTTTAATGTAACACAATACAAATATGATGCTTCTTTAAATGAAGACTATGCAGATAAGGTTGTATTAGCATTAAGATCAAGAGGTTCATACTCATCAAATGTGTTATCACACAGAGTTACTGGAAGTACTGCGGTACAAATAGCTGGAGATGATATCGATTTTAATCCATTAAGTGAATTCACATTAACTGTAACAGATATTGATGGTGACGCCAAAGAATTCAATTGTTCTTTAGATCAAACATCAACAAAATATGTAACAAAAGTTGTTGGCTCAGATGTATTTGATAAGGATAGAACGAATTTCCCAGTTTATGTTCATGAAGCATACCCAAATCTTGTTGCTAATCTTTTTGAACAAGGATTAATTAGAGGATTGAGTACAACTGAAGTGAGAGTAAGTGAAGGCACCAATTTTGCAACTCAGTGGGATACTGCTAGTTCATCAATGGTTGTTTCTGAAGTAAGAGGTGGTAATGTTTCTGACCTTTTCCAGATTTTAACAATATCTGATGGTGAGGCGTCTAACTTTAATGTAAAAGTTATGATCCAAAACATCGATCTTGAAACAGGTGAATTTGATTTAATTGTTAGAGATTTTAATGATACCGATGAGAATTTAGTTGTATTAGAGAAATATAGTAGATGTTCAATGAATCCAGATGTTCCTGGGTATGTTGCTAGAAAAGTTGGTACATCAGATGGTGAATATGAATTGAGATCAAAATATATTATGTTATTAATGGCTGAAGGTCATCCAACGGATACCATACCAGCTGGATTTAAAGGATTTACAACTAAAAATGATATTGGTGGTGTAAGATTCAAAACACAATATTATGATGCTGGCGAAACACTATACTATGCTGCTAGCGGAGCACCAGTTACAACAAATGGTGATAAAGTTAGAAAGGTTAGTTTAGGATTTTCGACCAGCGAACACTTTAGAGCAGATAGGGATATGTTGAAGTTTAAGGGTACTTCTGCATCGCAATCAACTTTTGGTTTTCACCTTTCATCTAGTGCTGCAACAATTACTGGTTCTACTGGTGAGTTTTTATATAAAACAACTCCATATAATTTAGAGGGTACTGATAAAGGTAAATTGACAACCACATCATTTAGAAAATTCACAATACCAGTATTTGGTGGATTTGATGGTTGGGATATTTACAGAAATACTAGAACCAATGGTGATGCATACATTTTTGGAAAAACTACATATGCTGCAAATCATTTAGCAAACGGTGGTGTATTCAGTCCAACAGTTGGTAATTCAGATTATTATGCTTATCTACAAGGAATTGAAACATATGCAAACCCAGAGGCAGTTGATATCAATCTATTCTCAACACCAGGTATTAACTGGTTTGATCATAGTTCATTGGTAACACAAGCGGTAGATGTCATCGAAAATGATAGAGCTGACTCACTTTATGTGATTAACGCACCAAATTTCACAACGGCAGATGAGGCAATCGGTGGATTGGATGATTTGGGATTAGATTCTAATTATTCAGCAACTTATTGGCCTTGGATTCAAGTAAGAGATACAGATAACGCAACACAATTATATATTCCACCAACAGGTGAGGTATTAAAAAATATTGCGTTAACAGACAATGTTTCTTACCCATGGTTCGCACCAGCTGGTTATTCTAGAGGTCTAGTGAATGCAATTAAAGCACAGAAAAAACTTACTTTGGATGAAAGAGATGATCTTTACAAAGCAAGAATTAACCCAATTGCGACATTCTCTGATACAGGTACAATTATCTGGGGTAATAAAACATTACAAGTTAGAGAATCAGCACTAGATAGAATCAACGTAAGAAGATTGTTATTAAGAGCTAGAAAATTAATCTCCGCTGTTGCCGTAAGATTATTGTTTGAACAAAACGATGATCAAGTTAGACAAGAGTTCTTGAGATTGGTTAACCCAATTCTTGAATCAATTAAGAAAGAAAGAGGTTTATTCGATTTCCGTGTAACGGTGTCAAACGATCCAGAGGATATTGACGCTAACACATT